ACACCTTTCCTATTTCCCAAGTCACGGGTGAACCAATCATCGCTGATACTCCGATTTCAACGCCGGCAAAACCTGCGGCGCCGACTCCAGCTGAGAATTTCAAACTGGCGACCACAGTTTCCTCGGTTGTCGATGATGAGATTCACATTCCAACAGTTGACCGCACATATGTCAAGTGGGGTGAATTCAAAACCGTGGCTGATATTCTTGCCGCCGGCATTTTCTACCCATTATATATTGAGGGCATGTCTGGAAATGGTAAAACATTCATGGTCGAACAAGCCTGTGCAAAAGCAAAGCGTGAATATATTCGAGTTCAGATTTCGCCTGAGACGGATGAAGATGATCTTATCGGTGGTTTTCGACTTATCAATGGCGAGACAATCTATCAAAAAGGTCCCGTAGTCAAGGCTATGGAACGTGGAGCAGTTCTACTGGTTGATGAAATTGACCGTTCGACTAACAAGATCATGTGCCTCCAAGGGGTTCTTGAGGGCAATCCTGTTCTTCTAAAGAAGACCGGTGAAGTCATTACTCCAGCTCGAGGTTTTACAGTTATTGCCACCGCAAATACTAAAGGTCGTGGCTCTGATGATGGCCGATACACCGCCGCAACGATTATCGATGATGCTTTCCTAGAGCGTTTCGTAGCCACAATCGAACAGCAATATCCTGCCCCCGGCACTGAGAAAAAGATTTTGGTTAAACACGCCGAAAAATACGAAGTGGATGACCCAGAGTTTATCGATAAGCTGGTCGCCTGGTCAAATGTGATTCGTAAAACATTCGCTGATGAAGCCGTGGATGAAGTGATTTCCACTCGCCGTCTCTGCCACATTATAAAGAGCCATTCCATTTTTGCCAATCGCATGAAATCGATTGAGATGTGTATCAACCGTTTCGACTCTGAGACCAAGGAAGCCTTCCTTGACCTATACACGAAGATCGATGAGTCCGCTAATTTAGAGGAATTCACTCAAGAGAAAGAATTTGCCTCCGAGGCTGACAACCACGACATGCCATAAACACTTTACTATCGAGGGATACGATAGTAATTCATAATCATAATCAATCGAGGTGGCGCCCATTACGGGTGTCACCTCACTATATCAAATTTTATATGAAAACAAAACCAACTAACCCAAAAGATTCTTGCGGAATTAAAAAGGTACCCATGAGTGGCATGCCTATGAACGTTCTGATGGAAGCAGGACTTGTTAAACTACACGGCGACTTAAAATATGGTCGCTTTAATTGGAGAGAAGCGGGGGTTCGAGGCTCTGTATATTATGATGCCTCGATTCGCCATTTGGCGGCATGGTATGAAGGTGAAGACATTGACCCAGATTCTGGTGTTCACCATATCGCTCATGCAATTTGTGGTTTAGCCGTTCTTCGTGATTCAATGATAAGAGATAATTGGACAGATGATCGCCCGCCACCAAGTGAAGCTGGTTGGATAAAAGAATTTAACGAGATCGCTGCGAAGATGATCGAAAATAAGCTAAAATAGATTTGACATAAAACCATAACCTGATATAGTATATAACATGAAACTAAGTAATGAAACAATAGAGGTGCTAAGAAATTTCGGCGCCATCCAACCAAACATCGTAGTCAGCCCTGGTTCGACTATTTCAACACTGGCAGAGGCAAAACACATCTTGGCTGAGGCTCAGATCGANCAGACCTTTGATTCTGAATTCGGCATCTATGATGTAAATGAATTCCTTTCTGCTCACAGTCTTATTGAAGACCCCGAGCTAGAATTCCTTGACAGTCATGTTACTCTGAAATCTGGCTCGGCAAGTGTGAAGTACCACTTTGCTGATAAAGACATCTTAACAAAGAAGACTAAGGATATTAATATGCCACCGGCTGATATGTCTTTCACATTCACCGAAGCAAATATTAATAATATTCGTAAGGCAGCTTCAAGCCTTAATTTAGATTCTCCAACACTATCACTAATTGTTGAAGATGGTAATATTGTAGCCCGAGTCCTTTGTACTCAAAATCCATCTTCCAATAGCTATTCATTGGTCATTGGTAAATATGATGGAGATGATACAGAAGCAGATTATCGATTCAACATTGATAACTTGAAACTTATTAGTGGTGACTATAACGTGGATATCAACAACAAACTAATTTCCAACTGGAAACACGAAACAGTAAGTGTGCAATACTGGATTGCACTTGATAAAACATCAACAGTATAATAATATGAGTGAAGAAAACCAAACAGAAGCAGAAGCAGTAAAACCAGATGTCAGCCTCAATGATTTTATCGTGATGGTTAAGTTGATTGACATCTGCTCAAAACGTGGAGCATTCGAAGGGCCCGAATTAAAAGATGTTGGTACTCTTCGAGGCCGACTATCAGAGTTTGTTGAATATCACAAACCCGAAGAGCCAGAGCCAGAAGAAGAGCCAAGCGCCGAAGAAGAATAAATGATACTATGGTGGGTGTTTGAGTGATATCAGACACCCACCATCTTAATCTTGACCCGCCAAACTTATTACTATATTATACATTATATGAAAGAAAATTTACTATGGGTGGAGAAATACAGACCTCAAAAGATTGAGGATTGCGTTCTACCACAAAAACTGAAAAAGACATTTACCGAGTTTGTTAAGAATTCCGATATTCCTAATATCATCCTAGCTGGTCCCGCAGGGACTGGAAAGACTACAATCGCCAGAGCATTGTGTAATGAATTAGGACTTGACTGTCTGCTCATTAATGCCTCGGAGGAAAGTGGTATCGACACCCTTCGCAATAAAATTAAGCAGTTTGCTTCTTCAATGTCCCTTGATATGGAAAAGAAGTATAAAGTGGTTATTCTCGATGAGGCTGATTATCTAAATGCGCAATCTACACAACCTGCGCTACGAGGATTCATTGAAGAGTTTTCTGGTAACTGCCGATTTATTCTTACGTGTAATTTCAAGAATCGTATTATTGAGCCACTCCATTCTCGATGCACAGTTATTGATTTCAACGAAGTGAAAATCAATGACCCCAAACTGGCTTCGCTCTTTATGAAGCGATTGCAATTCATCTTGAAAGATCAAGGCATTGAATTCAATAATCAGGCTATTGCCAATCTCATTATGAAACATGCTCCAGACTGGCGCCGTGTTATCAATGAGTGTCAACGTTACTCATCGTCTGGCTCACTCTCTCCAGAGATTGTTACTACAGGTGAGAATGAGATCAAGGAGTTGGTGAAGTATCTAAAAGATCGTGACTTTCGACAGATGCGAGCTTGGGCAGCAGCAAACTCTGACATTGATTCTTCGGTAGTCTTTCGACGGATTTATGATTCAGCATATGACATCCTTGAATCTCAATCGATTCCACCCGCGATTCTAATCTTGGCTGACTATCAATATAAAGCGGCATTCGTAAGTGACAGAGAATTGAATATGGTTGCGTGTTTAACAGAACTCATGTCCAGCGCAAAGTGGAAATAATTATATGAGTAAATTATCCCCGTTTGATTTCTTAGGTTCAATCAACGAGAAGAAAGGTTATCTCTTCACTGACTGTCAATCTGATAGCAGTGGAGAGGCAGCCCAATTAGATTCTGTTGATCGTCAATATCCTCCGTTCATGGTGAATCGTGGACTATCATATTTCGTTGATACAGTAATGCTGTCGAATGAGATGAATCAAAGATTCGGTCTTGCAAATAAGATGCAATATGATTTCTTATATCACGGCATTAGAAAGAAGCGCAGGTTCTCTAAATGGCACAAGAAGGAAAAAGATACAAAGGATATTGAATTGATCAAGGAGGCATATTCATATAATCGTGAAAGAGCCGAAGAGGTTTATGACATGATTGATATCAAACAACTTCGCAAAGATATGGATAAGGGTGGTATGAAAAAAAGATAATGTATAAATACATTCATAAGATAAACAAATAATACTATGAATGAAGATGACATTATAAAATGGACACACGATGATATGCTTGAGGTTCTCTTATCAGAGCCTGATGACTTTCTTAAAATTAAAGAAACACTTACACGAATTGGTGTTTCATCAAAGAAGGATCATAATACACTATATCAAAGTTGTCATATATTACATAAACAGGGACGATATTTCATCGTACACTTTAAAGAACTCTTTATGCTTGATGGTAAACCATCGAACTTCACAAGAGATGATTTGAGTCGCAGGAATACAATTACAACACTATTATCCGATTGGGGTTTACTAAATATCGTTGATGAATCAAAGTCTGAAGAGAAGACTACATTAAGGAGCATTAAAATCATTTCCCATCGTGATAAACGTGAGTGGCAGTTAGAATCGAAATATTCGATTGGTAATACTAAAAGCGTTTAATGAAAGCACATTTTAAGACAGATCTAGAAGCAACAATTTCAGGTTACTTTAATGGTAACAAATTCATTCGTACAGTTACACTATTAGAAGATTTGGTATTCTATACAAAGGCAGGTGATTCTATCACTGTTCCTAAGGGTTTTGAGAGTGATGGAGCGAGTGTGCCTAAAGTATTCTGGTCAGCCTTTCCACCATTTGACACATATCTACCTGCCGCGGTCTTACACGATATTCTATGTGTACAAGCTCATGACGATAAGTGTTTATATACCTCTAAGGAAGCAGCTGATATATTCTATGAAGCAATGCGAGTATGTGGAGTTGGAAGAACTAAAGCACGAACGATGTATTATGCAGTCCGTTACTTCGGACCTAAATGGAAATAAACTAAAATCGAACTTTAAATTAATATAAATAACATATATACATGGCTTGGCAAAATATACCTAATAATCCACGTTGGCAATATGACGACGCTCCACTTGACCCAGGTGGTGCAGAAACTGCGCTATGGGCGACTAGCACAAACGGTGTTCGCACAAACGCCGCAGGTGACCAAATCTATGTTAATTGTAGACATAAACTTCTACACTCAACACAAGATTCTTTTCCTAATGAAATAAATAAAACATTTTGGATTGGAGTCGAACCTACTGGTATCATTCTCATTGACGAACTTGACGGCACCGCTGAAGGTACGACGTTGACCGTAGCGGCCACAGGGCGTGCCGCGCGCGATGTTACTAGCTGGCAAAAAGGCGAGAATAGCGCTTGGAAGCTCGGAGTAGGAAATACATGGCTTTTTAATACCAGCAATGTAAATGGTAATACAAGTGATGGTGCTATGGTAAAGATTATTAATCTAAGTGGCCATGGATTGTCAACTGAGAACCAACTTCAGATCAACATGACTTATAGTGCTTGGGATAATATCTCACCCTATGATGATTCTACAGAGATTGAGGTCTACGTTCATGTATGGGGCTTGGTTGACATAAATTCGACCGATGCATCCGGTGTCGCAAACTTACTTTCCCAAAACGGAAATATGTGGGCGGCGACCGACTCCCTCGCCGTGTTCGATATTTATAATTTAGGGAATGGCACCCAATTTACAACCGGCTTCGCCGATGATGGTGGTAAAGGTGTAGCCGCAATCAAATTAACGCCCACGCAAGACACTGGAACTGCAGCTCTTGCCGATGCGGTGGCTTACTCCACTACGATTGATCTCAGCGGATATAGTTTGAACACACTTGCGCAGTATGATTATTTTGTGATCGGCATTGCTAAAAACAGCGACAGCGCATCCGACAGACAGTTTGCGATCCACGACATTAAGGCCATTGCTAGCACAGGTGCATAAGAAGTATAATATAAATAAACTTTTAAGGTAACACGCTGTTACTTTAAATGAGACGCCCTCGGGGTCTCACAACAACATAACCCTGCCTAATAGGAGGAACAATAA